TGTGATCATTTGATCACATCCACCAACACTTTTACCGTCAATGGTAATTTGTGGAAAAGTTTTTGCGCCTGGAAACCATTCAAGAATTTGTTCTCTTGAAAAATCTTTGTCTAATTGTTTGTACTCGTAATCTAACTTCCTTGTCTCGCAAAATAACTTTGCTTGATGACATTTAGGACAAGAACTTTTTCCATAAATTTCAATCATAGTGTGAATCCCTTTAGTGAGTCTTTTGTTACGTCTTGTTTAATTCCACCAACAATATAACTTTCAACTTCTGTTTCTTGCGGAGCTACTTGGAGTCCTGCACTACTCAACCAGTGTGTTGTCCATGGTAAAGGATTTGTGTTAACTGGTTGGCTAAAGATTGTGTCATAACCTAAAGATTTTAGTCTTCGATTAGCAATGTACTCAACGTATTGGCCTAATAACGTATTATTTAAGCCTATCATTGATCCGTTTTCGAAAAGATAATCAGCCCATGCTTTTTCTTCATTAACACAATCTTGCCATAAAGCATAGACTTCTTGCTCGCATTCTTTTGCAATATCAACCATATCAGGATCGTCTTTTCCTTGCATCCACAATTTCAATACATGGGTGCTAATGGCTAAATGTTGTGCTTCGTCTCTTGCAATGAGACTAATAATTTTTGCCGAACCCTCCATAAGCTTTAGTTCTCCAAAACCAAAAGTACACGCAAAGGAAACATAAAATCTCAAGCCTTCAAGAATATTTACCGTCATCATTGCTAAAAATAAACTTTTTTTGAGTATTTTTTTATCAATAGATTTATCATGCATATACTGATTTGATAATCCTAAAAACTTGTCATAGTATTTTGTAACACTAGTTGCCCTTTTAATAATCATTTCATCATCTAGTATAGTATCAAAAACCTCACTAGGATTAGGGTAAACATTTTTCATTATATAAGTATAGGATCTACTATGGATAGTTTCGAAAAAATCCCAAGTTACAATACAACCTTCTAATTCTGGTAAAGAGGTAGTTGGTAAAAATGCAAGACATGGACCTCGGCCTTGAACACTGTCTAGTAAGGTTTGGTACTTTAAATTAGCAGTAAAGATATGTTTTTGTTCTGGACGAAAGTTTTGATAATCTGATCTGTCTTTTTGTAGATTTACTTCCTCTGGTCTCCAAAAATATCCAAGCATGACTTGATTTAATTTATCAAATTGCGGAAATTTATAAGTATCATATCTTTGCACGTTTTGGTCAGCACCAAAAAACATCGTTTGCTTTGCAAAATCTATTTTTTCTCTGTTAAACACTGTTTTCATTATTTTCATTCCTCTTTGTTAAATCTCACACGCTTCGCAATAATCTTCACTATCATTTTCAGTCATTATTTCTTTTTCGTGTGTCTGTGTATCCTTTTCTGGCTCCTCTGTCACATCACTAGGATCTAGTTTATAATCATATGTGTTTTGATAGTAACTTGTCTTCCACCCTAATTTATACGTAGTTAAAAGATCTTTGATCATCACACTCATAGGTACTTCGTTATCTGGAAAATACACCGGATTGTAACTCCAGTTACCACTTATAGCTTGATCAAAAAACTTTTGCATTAATGCAACAATGTTTATATATCCTTCGTTGCTTTCCATTTCCCACAATAAAGTATAAAAGGCTTTTAAGGTCTGGTATTGAGGGACGATTTGTTTTAGAGGACCTTTTTTACTTTTTTTAACTGATAAGTAGCCTCGCGGTGGTTCTATTCCATTTGTTGCATTAGAAACTACAGAACTACTTTCTGACGGCATTTGTGCTGATAACGTGCTATGCCGTAATCCATACAATTCTATTTCTTTTCGTAACGCCTCCCAATCAAGTTTAAGCTCCACATCTATAACTGAATCCACCTCTTTTTTGTATGAATCAATTGGTAAAATACCTTTTGAATACTTTGTTCGAGAGTATTTTTCACAGGCTCCTTTTTCTTTTGCAAGGTTGTTGCTAGATTTTAGCAAATAATATTGAAATGCTTCTGTTAACGTATGTACCAACGACCATGCATTTGGATCATTATATGTTACTTTGTTTTTTGCAAGATAATGAGCCAATCCAATATATCCAATTCCTAGACTTCGTCGTGCCTTAGTGCTTATTTCTGCAGCTAATACAGGGTATTTTTGATAATCAATTATCTCTTCTAGTGATCTTACAGCAATATCACATAAATCTTCCAAGTCACTGGTGTCTTTTAGAGTTCCTATGTTAATTGCACTTAGAATGCAAAGTGCTATTTCTCCCTCTTTATCATCTATATGTTGTATAGGTTTCGTTGGTAGCGTTATTTCTTGACATAGATTTGACATGTAAACTGGATCAATAAAACTACTATGTGTATTGCAATGATCAACATTCATTATATATATTCTTCCTGTTTCTGCCCTTTCTTTAATCAGTGACGAGAACAAGGTCATAGAATCTATTTTTTTCTTTTTTATGCTTGTAGCTCTTTCGTATTTTTCATAGAGGTCTTTAAACTTATCTGCATCACTAAAATATGCTTCGTACAAATCAGGAACATCATGTGGTGAAAACAACGTAATTTCTTTTCCTTCTATTAATCTTGTATACATTGTTTTATTTAATTGGATAGAATAATCTAATTTCCTTGCACGATTATCCTCTGTACCCTTATTATTTTTTAAAACTAGTAGGTCTTCAATTTCTTGATGCCAAATAGGAAAATGCACTGTTGCACTGCCACCTCTAACTCCATTTTGTGTACAACATCTTACGGTTGCTTCGAATTTCTTTAAAAACGGAATAACACCAGTATGTGCTACTTCTCCTCCTCTAATTTTGCTATTGACTCCTCTAATACGTCCTGCATTCATACCAATACCAGCTCGTTGTGCAATATATTTTCCTACTGCCATGTCAGAGGAAAAAATACTGTCTAATGTGTCATCTATATCAACTAGCACACAACTTGCAAATTGTCTTACAGGAGTTCTCACACCTGCCATTACAGGTGTTGGTATGTTAATTTTGAAAAGGCTAATAGCATCATAGTATTTTTTTACATAATGCATGCGAATGTCGTTTGGATAATTTGCAAATAAAGTTGCTGCAATCATCATATACATGTATTGCGGCGTTTCAAACAAAGCACCAGTAGATCGATCTTGACACAAATATTTGTCAACTACTTGTCTTAATCCAGCGTAAGTAAAATTTTCATCTCTTTTATGATTTATGTAACTGTCTAGTCGGCTTATTTCCTCTAAAGAATATTTGTCTAAAATTTCTGTATCATAAACATTTTTGCTGATATTGTTGTTTATGATTTCTTGTAGTGTGCTTGGCTTATATTGTCCAAATACTTCTTTATAAATTGAATAAAGAAGTAGTCTTGCTGCAGCGTACTGGTAATTAGGATGTTCTAAAGAAATTAAATCACTAGCACTTCTTACTAATATTTCCTGTATTTCTGCAGTGCTCATGCCATCATAAAATTGCAGATTTGCATTCATTTCTATCTGGCTGCTACTAACTCCAGCTAAATTCTCACATGCAAATTCAACTACTTTGTGTATTTTATCAATATTCAAGTTTTCTTTGTTACCAGTTCGTTTTATTATTTGTATTGTCATTTTTTTATTCTTTAAGCGAGGTAAAAAATTTAAATTGTGTTAAATCAAAAGAGTGGATAATATTTATATCATCAAAATCAGATTGAGATAAGATTGATAGCTTGTTGTTGAGGTAACCTATTTTTATGTCATCTATAACCAAGCAGTAAGTCATTGGTAAGTTTCCTTTTTTGACTATCAATAAAACATATTTATCATAGGGTAACGAGCCAAGGATAAAAGTATAAAAGATGATAAGTAGTAGGCTAAATTGGCAAAATTTATTGTTGTAAAATAATTCCCAAGGAGTAGGCCATGATTCTGGTTTCCAAGGATCAATCTGACTGCTTTGTAACCAAACATGTTTAAAAAAGTCTAGTGTAACTTCAATTGGATTTTTTTGCAATGATAAATTATTTCTAAATTCAACCCACTCACATAAGATATTTTCAAAATTTTTCGTCATGAAATTGCGACATTTTTTGAACACGTAATAGTAAATTTAATTTCGGATTGATCACCTGCTGGCATTAGATTTGTAACTAAAACGTTTATATTTCTTAAACTTTGATGTGTTGTGTACTCAGCTGTAAATGTGACTGCAGTACTTGAATCCATACCGTCCCATAAAATATCATATTCATCGGTTAACAAAATGTCGTTTAATCTAGAATCATTAACGATTTTTAATATGCCTGATCTTTGACTTTGACTAGACAAGCTTCTTAAATGATAATTTATCAGAAAAACTTGATGTTCAAAACTAGGCAATCTAAATAGGAGAGTAGGTGATCCTGCTCTTGGAAATCTAATTAAATGCTCTTCATTATTAGTGTAATTAATTATTCCGTCTATTTCAGCAATGTACGGCTTAGAGTTAATGAATTCTTGATCGTATGATAATACTTTTGTTCTACTAAACATATCACCAGTTGATGTATTGCCTGCGTTTTCAAAATATATAACTGATGTTACGGGTAAACTATCATCACCTCCGTCATTTCCTACTTGTGTAAAATGATTATTGTGTGATCGATTATTTGTTCCTTCTTTGATGTAGATAGCTTGGCGTCCTACATCAAAGAATTTATTATTTGTTATTTTTGTTTCGTATGGACCAATCCTCGTTGCAACTGTCTCATCGCTTGAAATTATCATATTACTTCCAAACAAAAATCCGTAACCCATTACGTTGAAATAGCATGAATCAAAAATATTATTTTCTATATCTGTATCACTTTTGACTGCAGCAAACCAATTATAAAAATGGCATCCTGTTATTATGTTATTCATGCTTTTCACTGCTTTACTTTTTGATTCAAGTAAAATTGCTACGCAATCTGTAAGAGCGTATTGTGCAACTTCTTCATCGGAAATAAAATTCCAAATACTTTTAAAATGTATATTTTCTAATAAGCTATCAGTAATACCATATAAATCAAGACCAGTTGTAGTTGTTGTTGTTGCTTCAATTGTACAATTTTTAATAGTTATGTGTTGCGGACGATTAGCTGATGTAACATTTGTATTATATACGCCTGGACTGCTATCACTTGTTACAGTTTTAAAAATAGGTCCTGCACTAATATTTCTTATAATAGTTTTATTAGGTCCATCGCCGATTATGCTTGCATGCGGAGGTAGATATATTGTACCACTTGTTGTATACACACCTGCTTCTAGATATAATGATACTCTACTTTTTGCAAGTGATTTTGTATTGTTGTTCAGGAATAGTTGATCTAATGCAGTTTGTAAAGCTACTGTAGCATCTTGGCTTGAATTACCTGTAGCACCAAAAGATTTTATACTGACTCTGTCGTCTAACCTATCTTGTAAAGTTCTTTTTATAGGAGTTATACCAGTCGACAGATAACCATCATCTACTTTATAGGTATATGCTCCAGCAATTGAGAACAGATTATCGTATTGGGTTAGAACTTTAGTATTACCAACAAACGGTGCTCCTTCAGCTACGCTACCATTTCCAATAAATAATTCTTGGGTGTCTAATGCCCAACCCATTTCACCACTTGCAAGTTGTGGTAATCCTTCGCCTTGGTTTTTTCTACCTCTTCGTATTTGTATTTTGCTTATTTGAACTACTGCCACAATGAACTCCTAATAATTTATTATTATTTATTTTATTTCCGTGTGCTACTTTGCACTAAGCTTCTTTTATTCAATATAAAAAAAGGTTCACCATATGTCCAGTCAATTACCTTACTGCCTATAATTTTATCGACAGGAATAGGACCATGGAGTTGAGAAAACTTTATTAGAATTTTTGCGCCAGCAGGGCTAATTAAATAAGAATAAGCTCCAGTATGCCAAATACCACATAATTTTGATTTTTTTGTTGTGATATTTCTTGTATTCAATTTCATTATGTTAGCTGTAACCTTTAATGGTGCCCACTCTTTAACAGCAATGACATCATGCTCTAAAATAATTATGTTCTCGTCTATTCTTAGGGCTTTTTGCCATAAAAGAAAATGACTTACAAAACATCCTATCTCTCCGGGTGTCATGTTTTTGTTTAATTTTTGAAATCGATTTTTAATCCAAAAATCACTCTTTAATGACCAACCTTCAACAGCCGGAAACATTTCATAGCTATACTTATACTGCTCTAGTGATTCGAGCATTATGCTGTAATATGAGAATGAATTCCTGTTATGGAAAATTGTAGTTGGATGATTTGTATCAGGTAAACGTATTACAAAAATTTTTGGTTGATCAATAATTTTCATAAAAAGTGTACAACCTGTCATACCAGATAGATCGCCATTTCTTGTAATCTTGTGCAGTCAAATCAAACTGTTGATATTCTAAATCTCTTGAACACATAAAAATATGTCCTTCTGATATTTGTGTACCAAAAAGTTCATTGTGAGCTTCTGCATATGCAACAAGTTGTAAAAAATAATCGTCTACCCATTCTTCTTTTTTTGGTTTATTAGTTTGTTTAAAATCACAAATAGCAAGATTATTTTTATAGGTACAAACTAAATCAGTCGTTCCAGCATATAAATTTGGTATCCATAAATTAACTTCGGATCCTATAACTTCGTCTATATATTTAAATGCGTTTTGTTTTATAATCGCAGCCATTTTATTAGCCTGTGCAGCATAAGGATTAGATCCTTCCTTAGGCCAATCTCCAGTATCAATATAGTCTTCTAAATACTTGTGCATCCTTGTTCCTACATTTGATGCTTCAGTAGTTATTTCTTGTGCTTTCTTTTCGCCTACTCTTCTACGCCATTCATATAGGTGTGTCTTATCTTTTGTGCTATCTAAAATGGTTGTCACACTTGGAAGAGGTTTCCCGTTAGGTACTTGGTATAATCTGCTTCCGTTTACGTTAGTTTTCTTTAGGGTTGTGTAATCATATTTTTTTATAATTAAGCTCATAAATCATTTAAATCTGTGGCACGTTTTGCCATTTTTTCAACGCTATCGGTTTCTTGATTATTTTGTGTAGCAACATCTTTATTTTTTTCAGTTTTTGGTTCAATACCATCTTCATTAAAATTATGGACTAATGCTTTCACTCTTGGATCTGTATCATAAATGTTTTTAAAGCTTTGGTAATCAAATTGTTCGCCGTCTACATTTTGCATTATTTTATTGAGGTCAAGATTTAATGCATTGTCTTTTAACGCTTCTGGTTTAGGTTTTGAATTAAAATGTAAAAATAAAGATTGCTTGTTTTCGTCTGCTGTTGCAATAACAGTCCGGAGCACTTGGACTAGTTTAACGGCAAGTGCTCCGGATGTTTCATTAATTAGTTTTTTTTTGAACTAAGAATTCTACCTAATTGTAAGGATAATTTTTGATGCTCTAATATTTTTTGCTTTCTAATTTCTCTTTGAATAGATTCTCTTTTCATTCTGCCTGACTCTTCTTCTCCACCTACTGCAGGTTCTGATGCAGCAAAATCGTCTGAAAATGCTGATTCGTCATCAACTGTAGGTTCCATTCCTGGTTCTTCCATTCCTGGTTCTTCCATTCCTGGTTCTTCGTCGCCCATTGGCGTAGGTGGCATTTCTTCGCCTGTTAACATGGTTACACCTTGTGTAAGTGTGCCTCTTGTTGTTTCAAGTGATTGATATAGTGCCTCAAGTGCTGGTTTTACAGAATCGATAAATGTTTGTGATTGTTCTTGGCCCAATTCGTCGCGGATAGCATCGCCTAGTTCTAGCATAGATTCTGTTTGCATTTCTGCAGTATCTTCCATCCATGCTGTAATGCGATCAACCATATCTTTAGCAGCCATTACTAATTCTGCTTTATCTTCTTCACCTTCTACTATTGGTTTTTCTGTGCGAGAAATAGAAGAATTTTCTTTACTTTTTTTGCCTGTAACTTTTTCTACAGCATCATCGTGGTTCATTCCTGATGCTTTCATTCTTGCAATTTTAACATCGGTGAAATCATTTTTTCCGTCGCCGTCCTGATCTTTCTTTTGTGCTTCTTGAATGTTCCTCTCCTCAATAGCTTGATTTAAAACATCTAAAAACATTTTATTCTTTTGATAAGACTCGTTTGTGTGAACGTTCTCAAAACTTTCATTAGTTTCGATTTGGCTCAATGTGGTTCTGAGTTTATTTCTTGTGTCTTGTAATTGTTCTAGTGTAAATTTTTGTGTATCTATATTTTTTCCAAACATAGTCGTTAAATTATCATTTAAACTTTTTACTGTAACTGGCTTTGTAAATTCTCGTAAGTTCATGCTACTACCCTTATTTTTATTTTACAATTATTTATCAAATCTGTCAAATATAATTCCTAACAATTCAGCTTTTGCGTAGTGTATATCATTTTTTGCAAGATCCAATCTTGCATTTAAAATCATTTTCTTTTTTTTATTCTTTTGTTTTTTTAATGAATAACGATAAAAATTAGAATCTCTTTGGTTTTTTTCTATGAGTGCATCTAAATCTGTAATTTCTTTTACATTATTATTTTTTAACAAATATGTGTGTACTAATGCAATAGCAGCAGCTTTAGTCCACGTATAATTTAAAATTTTTTTATCTTTTGCATGGACTATAGTAAAAAAACCGTTTGTTTCTACGATATCATATAAATTTATTGATATTTTTTGTTTAGAAACTTGTGGAATAAATTTTAGTGATGGAGATTTGGTAATGATATTATCTAATCTAGCAATTATATCTTTAGACATTTTTAATAAAAAGAGATGTAATAGGATTATTTCCAATTTTTTTTACTAAACCTTTTTTAACAAGGTTGTTAATTACTACTGTGTTCCGTTCTGTGAAGTCGGCATATTTGTATTGTTTTTTTTCTATCAAACTATCTAGTAATGTTTGTTCTTCGCTACTTGTATAAATACCGAACTCTCCTAGTAAATCATTTACTTTCATATTTCTTCAGGTAATCCTTTGTGGCGAGTGCTAGCAAAATCTTTTGCATCTTTCTTTCTTATACTCCTTGCTACTTTTGCTACTTCACCTGATGCTGGCGTCTCTCCTTGTTGTGCTGCATGGACCATGCCCATAAAACGTTGTTGCTTCCTTGATACAGCTTTTTCTATCATGCCAGGATCGTCTAATTCAACTGGATCGCCAGGTTTAATTGTTTGATCAACTTCTCCAGGATCTTGTGTATTTAATTTAAAAGAATTTGTTGCAGGATCTTTAGAAATCATACCAGGTTTGGTTGGATCCTTTGGTATAATTGTTTGTATTTTTGTTGCAGGGTCTACTAGAGTAGTAGCTTTTAAATCATTTTTTACAACTGTTAGCTGTTTTTCTGTTATGATATCAATAACTTTCATTATTTTCCTTTATTCATTGACTTTACCCTACGAGATGCAGGATTTGTTCTTTTAGTCTTATTTGCTTTTCTGCTTAATGATGACCCTAAACGACTTTTAGTTTTCTTTAGCCTTACACTTTTTTTCAAATCAATTGGAGCAAAACATTGACTTGGTGAAGAAACTGTCCTACCGTTTCTTTTACCTCCTACACATCTAAATTTCCGTATAACTCTTTTTCCAGATCTCGCCCATACTTGTTTTTCATTGATATTAAGAATTTCTGTGATTAACATTATCCTAATTTTTCCAATATAACTATTAATGTAGACATAAATCCTACAATAATTGTAACAGATGCCCCAATGAATACTTTCATTAATGCTTTACTACCAGTAACTAAATCTTCATGAATCTTTTCTACTTTTTCTTCTATAATCCCTAATCGTTTTTCTAAGTTTCCATAACGCACATGGCATAATTCCACATGGGCTTCGAGGTTATCTTTTTCTAAATTAGTTACCGACATTCCATCTCCAAACATAATAATATATTTATTCTAAAATAGAAAAGAATGTATTACATAATTCAATATCTTCAGTTTGTATACAAGACGGAGCAATAGTTACAGTTTCTGTCAGATTGGTTATAATTGGGACCAGATTAAAAGATTTAATAAAGTCATCTAACTGTTGTGCGTCTGCTGCTTCTGTACTAAAAATCAATTCCCAGTATTTGTGTTTACCTTTAAACATAGCACCAAATTTCATATTACCAATTCCAACGTGGTTTTCAGTAATGGATTCTAGTATAAAGTTTGAAGTTAAGGATATAGTTTGAAGGAAAGTGTTGTAATTACAACTTTGTTTATATTCAATAGATTGACTTGGTCTAATCCTTGATGTTTCTGAAACATCAATTAATGTGGTGATTTTTACTCTCATAAATTATTTACAAGTCAAAAAAAAAGCACCACGTAAAAGTGGTGCTTTTATCTGATATTTAATTATGGATAATAATTAATTAGCTGGTTCAAATGTTGCTACTAAGGTCAGTGTTCTAGCTCCGCCTCCTGTATTAACATCGGTTAAATTCGGTGTACCAGTACCTTGTAACTTGATTACATAATCAGTACCATTAAGGGCCATGCCAACAGCACATACAGTAAATGCATCATATCCGTTGCCATCTGTGCCAGTACCGTCGCCAGCTGCTAGTGTCAATTGTGCCATAATTGCTTTCATGTCTGCATCAGTAGCTCCGGCGCCGACTGCAACAATAAGCTCTTTTCCTACGTCAGTTTGTGATTTGCTAAATTTTTCATAATTATCTGCAACTGTAGTTGCTCTTAAATCTGCCATTTCATTCTCCTTTATCTTGGCACTCCAAATTGGAGTTTCTAATATTATTTATCAAAAAAAAATGATAATATATCAATACTTATTATTTTTTGCTCTTTTTTGGATTACCTTTAACATTTCTATGTATCCAGGTCCTCCTTTTATGATGTCATCTACTATTTTTACAACAGGGGCATAAGCTTTTACCATTGTACTTGGTATACTTTTTCCTTCAGCAACATTCTGTAAGAAACCTTTGATTAACATTATATTAGTTTCTTTTGTAAGTAACCTGTAAAGCAATAGAGATCTATTATCTACGTCAATATCTTGATTTGTAAATTGCGGTTCAGTATCTTTCGTAGCATATGATTCAAAATCATATTGTCCTATAAATTTACTTAGATGCTCTATAATATCGCTGCTCCTTAATTTTGCTCTTGCAGCAAAAAGTAATTTTGTAGCAATTTGTTTTATAGCTTTTTCTTTTAGAGTATGTATGTTACCAATATTTCTTCTAATAGTTTTATACTCGCTATTGTCTATATCTAAACCATTTTCAATTTTAATTAAAGTCCTTTGTGCATTAACAGGTATGTTTCCTGTTGATAGCTGTTGTAGGAATTCTTTAACGTTCTGCAAAGGAAGTGTTCTTTTCTGTTGTAGTGTTTCTGCTGCATCAGGATCCTTCAACTTTGCCAGTGCCTTTTCATCTCCGGTTATAAAATAAATTAGATTATATAAATCAGTACCACTTGTTTTAAAAATTGTATAATTTGTAAAAATCGAATTTTTTGCATACTGTCGAACAAAAGGACTATTATGAGGGAAATTTCTCATAAAGTTTAATGTTAGAATAATTAAATAAAATTTTTCGCAACAATCGTTGTAGGTTAAGATGCGTTCGTCTCTACTACCTCTTGTTAATCTAGCTTCGTTAAGGCTTTGTATAAAGTCTAATTGCATATTATCTTTCTACTGCTCTATTTGCGGCTGTAAACCCGCCTCTATCTACTAGCTTAATGGCACCTTCAGGATGTGCCATTACAAATCCTTCTCCACCTGGCTTATCGTTTATGTAAGCTTTTACAGGAACATCTTGTGTTTCTAACTGATTTATGATATCGTGTTTTACATTTTGTATACCTGTAACAATCTGCCAAATTGCAGAAAAGCCTGCTTGTTGTTTGCCAACATATTCTACAATTTTAGCTTTTTTACTTTGACTAACTTTACTGGTAGATAACCAATCTAGGAAATCTTTACCTAAATTTTCCATTCCTGTATCAACTTTGCTATTAACATAGGTATATAAAATCTTAGGAAAGTCTGTTATTTTCATTGACGCTAGAGTATTTTTATCAAGTAAGGAATCTATAGCTGCAGCATTTTTGCTAGTTAAAGCCTGTAAATTTTTTATTTCAGTATCGTCAACCTGTGGTGCTTCCTGTGCTGTAACAGGAGGCATAACTAGCACTTCGTTGCCTTTAAAGAAAGTTTCGGGATCAATTTTTAAACTA